CAACAGAGTTTGATGGTGCCCCTGCATTCGTGTATCTCGACAATGACCAAGAGCACTATGGAAGCAGCCCAACAATCGGAGTCACAGTCCACTGAGCTAGTCAGTGAGCACACCGAATTCCAATCGCACATGCCGTACATGGGCATAAGCCGTGGATCATTAACCATGCAGCAAGAAAAGCTGGTCACGCTTATCGCTTCGGGTATGTCGACAGCAGCTGCGGGACGCGGTGCGGGTTATGCATGTCAGCAGACGGCCTATGCCGCTGCAAAAACGCCGAATGTGCTTAAAGCGCTCGACTATTACCGTGAAGAGATGCGCGAGACGGTGAAGTTCACCAGTCAGAACGCGCACATGATGTACATGGAAGCCTACAACTCCTCGGCCAACGCGACCGAAATGAAAAACACCACCGATTCCCTGGTCAAGCTGCACGGTTTGGCTGAAGCCGATAACGCTCCTCAAGTAAATATCAATATCAACGGTACAAAACAGCTTGAGCGTATGACCGACGAAGACCTGTTAAAGATCGCGGGTAAAGACCTTAACTACCTAGAACCAAAGAGTACTTAATTATGCCGATACCGATACCCGTAGGACTAGCCGCAGCTGCGCGTTTACTCGCGTCAAAAGGCACACGAGACGCTATTAAAAAGCACGGTAAAACCGTTATCGATAAAGTAAAAGCGTACAACGCTGCTAATGCGGCGGCCCCTAAAGCACCTAAAGACCCAGGTAAAACAGTAGCCAGGGGTACAGGTCTAGGCAACAGGATAAAAAATAGACAGGTCTTGAAGGATAGCAAAAATAAAAAACCTAGAGTGCCAAAATCGCCAAACCCACGTACTAAGAGACCTTAATTATGAACGCTGATACTTCAGGAAACAAAACGGTGGCATTTACCTCAAGAACGCGGAATAGGCTTGGCGTTGTTGGCAGACCAACTAGGATAACTGGAACGGCTATGGCGGCAAAGCCTAAGCCTAAGCCTAAGCCTAAGCCTAAAGCTAAGCCTAAAGCTAAGCCTAAGCCTGGATATGGTTATTAAGACTTACTAGATGACTGAGCAATCGCCCCTAGCTGCACCAAGAGCGCTCCCTAATCAGGAGAGCTACATGGCGTTTATTAACAAATACCATGCAGACACGGTCGCCCAGAAGAAAGCCGCTAGACAGGACGACGGCTCAGTAATGACTGTCAACGCAACGGGCGTGGTATACAAGGGGAACATTTACACGGTGCCTGGATACGACCGAGAGACGGGGCAACGCATGACCGACGCCGAAGCACTAGAGCGTTATAAACCTGACATTGAAGCAGGCCGCGTCGCTGGACTCCCGCTTGATCTTGGTAAAGACATGCGTGGCGCTAAACACCTCGCAAATGTCTACGCGAGAGAAAACCACAAGAGCGTCGGAGCCCCCCCAGAAGCTATTGGTTATGACTTTTCGCGAAAGAAAAGCCTTGGAGAGTTATGACTGAAGTCACCAAGGTCGAATGCATTCGGTGCAAGAACTCGCACCCTGAGACCCTGTACTCGGGGAGCGATCGACTCTGTATATATTGTAAAGCGGACATCGCGGACCAAGAACCACAGGCCGCAGTCACTGAGAAAGAACAGACTGCTGAACAGACATTAGAAGACAAGGCGCGCGCGGAGCTTGCACTCCGGTTCTTAACCCGCAAGCGCCTTCTACCTTTTGTAGAACGGTTCAACCATGACTATGAAGCTGGTTGGGTACACAAAGATATATGTAAACGATTAGAGGAATTCTCCAGAGATGTCGCTGAAAAAAAATCTCCAAGACTTATGCTATTCATGCCACCCCGACACGGTAAAAGCACGCTTGCGTCAGTGGCGTTCCCAGCTTGGCATCTGGGTAGAAATCCAGAGCACGAATTTATCAGTTGCTCGTATTCAGGCTCGCTTGCAATGGCATTCAGCCGCAAAGTCCGTGGTCTCTTACGTGAAGACGGATTTAAATCTGCTTTTAAAACCCGCCTCGACCCTCAGTCGCAATCTGCTGAGGCGTGGCTTACTACTGCTGGCGGCGGTTTCGTTGCTGCCGGTGTTGGTGGTGGTATTACTGGGAAGGGCGCTCACATCCTTGTCATCGATGATCCGGTAAAGAACAGGGACGATGCAGAATCTTCAAACGCCAGAGAGTCGACGTGGGATTGGTACACTTCCACCGCTTACACACGTCTCGCTCCTGGCGGGGGCGTGTTGGTTATCCTTACTCGTTGGCACGATGACGATCTTGCTGGCAGATTACTCAAAGCAGCAGCCGACAACGGCGAGCAGTGGGAAGTTGTTAACTACCCAGCCATCGCCGAAGTTGACGAACCCTTTAGAAAGCAGGGCGAAGCACTCCATAAAGAACGCTACAACGAAGAAGCCCTAGCACGAATTGAAAGAGCCGTTGGCCCCAGAGACTGGTCAGCGTTGTACCAACAGAATCCGGTAGCGGATGACGGTGACTATTTCACTCGGGACATGATCCAGTATTACGACCGCGAAGATATTGACTACGACCGAATGCGATTTTATTCAGCGTGGGATCTGGCGATTGGTAAGAACGACAGGAACGATTATACGGTCGGTATCGTTGTAGGCGTAGACGAGCAGGATCGGTTGTTCGTAGTTGATATGGTCCGAGGCAGGTACGACGGTTTCGAACTGGTTGAGCAGATCCTTGATCAGTACGAGATGTGGAAGCCATCGATCATTGGTATAGAGAAGGGCCACATTGAGATGGCCCTTGGACCGTTCCTAGAGAAGCGTGTCCGTGAGCGCGGACTCTACGAAGCGTATTTCAAAGATCTTAAAACAGGGCGCAGAGATAAAGAAGCGCGCGCCCGTGCTATTCAAGGGCGGATGCAGCAGGGCATGGTGTTCCTGCCGAAAGACGAAAATTTCACTGGCCCATTAGTGGCGGAGTTACTTCGCTTCCCTAACGGGGTACACGACGACCAAGTGGATGCACTATCGTGGATTGGTTTGATGATGACGGAGTTCAGTACCTTTGTTGAACGCGTTGAGCACATACCAACGTGGCGCGATAAGCTCCCAGGGTTACTAAAAGGCGAACGAACCAAATCATCAATGAGCGCATAAAAATGGCCAAAGCAACCAAGATATCTCCTGCGAAGGAAGAAGAGATTACCCGTACTCAGTGGAACCGCTATGAGCGAGCACGGGACAACGGCCACTTAGACTATGTCGAGATGGCCAAGATATGCGACGAGTATTATCGCGGTGACCAGTGGGATGCCGACGATGCTGCTGCGTTAGAACAAGAGGGGCGTCCAGCGCTTACTATTAATACCATTCTCCCTACTGTTAATACCATCTTAGGTGAGCAGTCAACGCGCAGAGCAGACATCCAGTTCAAGCCCCGTAGAGGCGGTAATCTAGACGTAGCGACTACTTTAACTAAGCTGTATATGCAGATTGCAGATAATAACAAGCTGGATTGGGTAGAGCAGCAGGTGTTCAGTGACGGTTTGATTATGGACGGTCGTGGGTTTTTTGATGTTCGCATGGACTTCAGTGATCACATCGAAGGCGAGGTTCGAATCGTAGCCAAAGACCCGCTAGACATACTTATCGACCCCGACGCTAAAGATGCAGACCCAAAGACTTGGAACGAGGTGTTCGAGACTAAATGGATGACACTCGATGAGATCGAAGAGCTGTATGGCAAAGACAAATCAGAACGATTACTGTTTGTAGCTGAGAACGGTATGTCTTTTGGGCCTGATTCAGTTGAGTACCAAGAGACACGGTTCGGTGATACAGAGAACTCTAACGATTATTTTGGCGCAGGAGTAGCAGGTGACGATGAATATCGTAATGTAAGAGCACTGCGCGTCGTGGAGCGCCAACACAAGAAGCTCGGGCGCGCTTCTTTCTTCGTCGACCCCGATACAGGGGATCAACGCCAAGCACCAGACGAATGGACCGATAATAAGAATAAGAAGTTCGCTAAACAGTACAATCTAACCCTAATCAGTAAAGTGACCCGCAAGGTACGCTGGACCGTGACGTGCGACCAAGTCGTGCTGCATGATGATTGGTCTCCCTATAATCAATTCACGATTGTTCCGTTCTTCTGCTACTTCCGCAGAGGCAGGCCGTTCGGTGTTGTCAGAAACCTACTATCTCCCCAGGAGCAGCTGAACAAAATAGCCTCTCAAGAGTTGCACATAGTTAATACTACAGCTAATAGTGGTTGGATGGTTGAGTCAGGATCGTTAGTTGGTATGACCGCTGATGACCTAGAAGAACATGGCGCAGAGACCGGACTGGTACTTGAGTATGCGCGTGGCACTGCACCCCCAAGTAAGATTCAACCTAACCAGATACCTACTGGCCTAGACCGTATTGCCCAAAAAGCAGCTGCAAACATTAAGACTATATCTGGCGTCAACGACAGCATGTTGGGCACGGATAGCGCAGAAGTATCAGGTATTGCAATCCAAGCCAAGCAGAACCGTGGCGCAATTATGATCCAAGTACCTTTGGATAACCTGCGTAAGTCTCGACAGTACCTAGCCGAGAAGATTCTTAATCTTGTACAGACCTTCTATACAGAGCAGCGTGTTATTCAGGTCACTAACGAAGCAGACCCACTCAAGCCCCGCGAAGAAATGGTCGTGAATGAGCAGACCCCAGAAGGGGAGATCATTAACAATCTAACAATAGGCGAGTACGACGTTGTTGTAACAACCGCGCCCGCAAGAGACAGCTTCGACGAGGTGCAGTTCGCTGAAGCTATCAACTTGCGCCAGGTCGGGGTAGCTATACCGGACGATGCGATCATCGAATACAGCCACCTAGCTAGAAAAGGTGAGCTAGCCAAACGTATTCGCGTTATGACTGGGCAGGAACCGCCGACTCCAGAGCAGCAAGAAGCACAGGCAGCACAGGCGCAAATACAAAATCAGCAGATCCAGCTTGAGATTGCGAAGCTAGAAGCTGAAGTAAGGAAGCTACAAGCCGAAGCTGCAGTGAACATTGCTAAGGTCCAAGACATAACAGAAGTAGATCCACAGATAAGAATGGCTGAACTACAAACTAAGGTTGATATTAACGAAGCACAGCTTGATCTGAGACGTGAGCTATCAGCCTCATCTAACACCCTTAAAGAAAACCAATCGCAGACTTCGGCGGCAACTAAGCTAGCGACGACTGCTTTTCAACACAGCAACAAACAACCCAACAGGAACGATAGGAGTTCTTAAATGAGTGAGCAAGAAGAAGTAGTAAAAAACGATATAGAGTACAACGTAATGCCTGGGGCTGATATTCCAGACGCAGATAATAACGAGCTACTAGATCTTAGTTTTGCTGAAGTAGCAGAAGTCGAAGAGCCAGAGGAAGAAATTGTTTCTCAAGATGAACAAAGTACAGAAGAGGGAACAGAATCGGAAGAAGAGACCGAAGAGGTGGTTGAAGAAGAGCCAGAGGAAGAGGCTGTAGCTGAAGTAGAAGAAGCTCCTGTAAAAGCACCTAAGAAACCAATGGTTCCGAAGGCACGACTTGACGAAGTGCTTGCTAAACAGAAGGCATTACAAAAACAACTGGATGAATTGAATGCTTCAACTGAAAAATCGGCAGAAGCCCCAGAAGAGTATGACTTTGATGCGAAAGAGCTCCTCTATCAGAACATGGTACTGGACGGCGAAACAGAAAAAGCAGTTGGCCTTAGACGAGAAATCAGAAAAGCCGAAAGAGCCACGCTAGAGTTTGAAATGCGTGCAGAAATGAACCAGACGGTGAACCAAGACCGCCAAATGACTGCTTTGCAGCAAGCTGCGAACGCGATGGAAGAGGCATACCCTGTATTCAGCCGAGATAGCGCGGACTATAACGAGGATATGACCAATGAAGTCGTCGAACTACGAGATGCTTTTATATTAAAGGGCTACGAAGCAGTTGATGCGCTATCAAAAGCCGTCAGATATGTTGTAAAGGACAACGACCTAGACCAAGCGCAAGAAAGTGCGCCAAGTCTAGCTGGGAAGGCGCAGAAAAGTGACGAATTAGCCAATAAACGAGCGCAAATTTCTAAAAAACTCAAGGCCGCAGAGGCACAACCGCCAGAATTACCAGGTGAAAGCTCTGCGACGCACGGTGAGAAAGGACTAGACCTAACAACCATGACTGAAGAAGAGTTTGCTGCGCTCCCTGAAGCAACTTTAAAGCGCCTACGCGGTGATATTTTATAACGAGGTAATTATGGCAGCTGAAAGAGACCCAAGACTAGCCCGAGCAGGAGTATCGGGCTTTAACAAACCAAAAGGTACACCTAGTCACCCGACGAAGTCGCATATTGTTGTGGCTAAGAGCGGGGCGCAGATAAAAACCATCCGGTTTGGAGAGCAAGGCGCGTCAACTGCTGGAGCACCAAAGGC